TTATGATGTTTTTGCCTGTGTCACCTGTTCAAACAGATCAACAGAGCGTTCAACCATCTTTTCAGTATCATGCACATAGGTCTGCAAGGTGGTTTCAATGTTGGTGTGTCCTAACCGGGTCTGTACGTCCTTCACATCCGCACCGTTTTCAATCAGTAGTGTGGCGTGGGTGTGCCGTAATGAATGGTAATCAAAGGCAAGCAGCAGTTCTTTATGGATGACCCTTGAACAGAATTTGAAGGAATCAGTTGAAGTATATTGACCATTTTCTGCAATGCAGACCATGCGAACCCGTGGCAAAGGCGAATTGATACACTTCTGAATTGGAACTATGCGCTTCATATCATTGCCTTTTTCATCCTTTTCAACTTTGATGACATGGATGGTGTAATATTCACCGTACTTCATTTCATTCTTTGCCTGTCTGACCTTTTCAGCCTTCAACGCCCGGTACAGGGTTTCACCAAACTTCACAGTTCTGTTTGATGTGACAGTTTTGGTTGTGCCAAAGTACCATGATGACCGCTGTTCTTTTTTCCCCTTCTGTTCAACAACCTTTCTGACATCTGCCCCAAAGTTACGCTTTACAATCTGCTTGTTGACGCTGATGGTGCGGTTATCAAGGTCTATATCATCCCAAGTCAGGGCAAAGGTTTCAGAGATACGCAAACCAGTATAAAAACCGATCATAAGCGGAATATGAAAGCGGGAATCAGGCGGGAAACGGTCAATGATCTGCTGCCATTCGTCCAAGGTTAGAATGATGCGTTCCCTTGGTGCTTTTTCAACCTTGGGAAATTTGACATACTGCATAGGGTTTGAAGTGATATAGTGCATTGGTTCAACAGCATAGTTTAGTGCTGCACTGAATACGGACAAAATGCCGATCATGTGACTTTTAGAATTGCCGTTCATTTTCAGTTCAACGGCATATTCCTGTAATATTGCCGGGGTGATTGCTTTCAGGCGGTACACGCCAAACTTGGGAATCAAATGCCCCTGAATGATTCGCAAATAACCGACTTGTGTATTATATTTCAGGTTGGTCTTGCAGTACAGGTCAAACCATTGGTTCAGGTAGTCAGCAACCGTGATTTCAGTAGGTTCAAAGACTGCTCCGGCATTGTTGTATTCGTTCAGAGCCTTGGCAAGTGCTGCTTCTGCTTCTTTCTTGGTGCGAAAGCCTTTCTTTTCTTTCCTTTTGCGTTTCCCGTCAACTTTTCCAAGGTCAAAATAGTATGACCATGTTGCCCCCCTTTTTCTTACTGAACCTTTCATAATATCATCCTTTCTGTAATTGAATTTATAGGCAATGGATGATATAATTAGGGTTGCATAGCCTATATCATCCTATTCCTTGGTTGGTGTTTGGTTATCCCTGACCCCTGAACCGCTGCAACGGTAAAGGGGTCAATTTTTACATTTCTTTCAACATTGTGTTAGTATCTTGTAAATAGCGGATTGCTGCATCAATCATCAGATCAATATTAACTGTATCTTCTTCATATGCGATTGCCTTAGATGCTGCTGTTAAAATACTCAATGCAGTCTGATTATTAAGATCAATCTTATTAAGGTTAATAGCATTTTCTTTCATAGTTTCTAACCGTCCTTTCTTGAATTATCCCATGAGTGGAATTTGCTGCTTTAACTGTTCCATTGCTTGTGTTCTGCATTGAAGCATTTCATCATATGAAGAACAGAAAATATAAACCGTCCACCCATTAAAGCCGTACATTACTCCACATTTTATAGTAATATAAGGTTTTTCCTTCCTGTCAGGATCAATAGAAAACTCCCACCGGGTATGTACTTCATCCGGGTGAATGATGTTATATCTATGATCTTCTATATTGATTACTTTTCCCATGAGTTCCCATCCTTTCATGTGTTTGATTATCCCTATTCCTTGACCTTCAAGGTGCTGCAACACCTGTGACAGAAGGATTTAATTGATTAGTAATTTTATCATTTTTGTAATTCTTTCTTGAAGTTCTTTCCATTCAGTTTCACTGAAAATTTTTGGGGTATTGTCCCCGGTTACTTCATAACGATAAAATACAGTAGGTTCAACAATATTGCTGTTTTTTACACTTCCCGGTGTAGCAGACGTTGGTTGAATATCAACGTTGATACCGATAGATTTTAGATAGGAGATAAAGATTTGATTTTCAAGTTCTAATTTATCAATTCCGGCATCTATGATTTGCGCTAACACTTCATTTGTGTAATCTGAATCTGACAAAAAATAATTAAGGGTAACACCCAAAGCATTTGCTATTTTTTCACGCATTTCTATTTTGGGAGTTCTGACACCTCTTTCATATTGACCAATCATTACTTCGGAAATGCCGATTGCTGCCCCTAATTCTTTTTGCGTTAATCCCTTTTCTTTCCTTAATTCTTTCAATTTCATGCTAAAATCATCCACTTTATGAATCACCTTCTTTCATAATTTAGAGTTTAGCATATAGATGATTGGAAAGAAAGCAAATGTTTTTATTTTTGTCTTTACAAAAGCAAATGCTTCTGATAAGATGATAATAGCAAAAGCAAATGCTTTTGTCAACAAATATTTTGAACAAACTGAACAAAATTGAACTTTTGAAAGGAAGGTGTAGAAATGCGAATTGATAGAAAAAAATTGATGATTAAAATGATTGACAAAAATCTGAATGTTCAGGAATTGGCAAAAGTGTGTGGTATTTCAAGGGTTACTGCTTCAAATGTGAAATGTGGAAAATCATGCTCAAAGGAAACGGTTGAAAAAATTGCACATGGACTTGGGTGCAGTGCTGAAAACCTGTTAGAAAAAACTGGTAGGTGATGACAATGAGCAAATTATATAAAGGGTTCATAGAAACCAAAGGCAAGGCAAGCATTGAAAAACTGAAAAACAGAACCACATGGAAAACCTATGATGAAGTGAAGAACCTGAATGGATTCGGCGGGGTTTTGGCTGATGACACTATCCTTATTGACATTGATGATTCTGAACAGTCTGAAAAATTGATGAATATAGTGGAAGAACTGCAACTTAATTGTAGGGTATTCTGTACCAGTAGAGGAAAACACTTCTTGTTCAAGAATCACACCATTTCAAGAAACAGGACACACGTTCAGTTGGCTGTTGGTCTTACTGCTGATATAAAAGTCGGCAGTAAGTTATCTTATGAGGTCATCAAGATTGACGGTGAAGAAAGATTTTGTGAATGGGGGTATGAATACGAATTATTTGCTGATGGTGAATATCAGGAAGTTCCCAAGTGGTTGTTCCCGGTCAAGGCAACCGCAGACTTTGTTGATATGGATGCCGGGGACGGAAGGAATCAGGCACTTTTCAATTACATCCTGACCCTGACTGCAAATGATTTCACTGTTGAAGAAACCCGTGAGTGCATCCGTATCTTGAACAAGTTTGTTCTGAAACAACCGCTGTCAGATGATGAACTGGAAGTGATCTTGCGTGATGATGCTTTTCAGAAACCCGTTTTTTTCCTTGGCAGTACATTCCTGTTTGACAAGTTTGCAATCTATTTGAAAAATATGTACCACATAGTTGTTATTAATAACCAACTTCATGTTTATAAAGATGGTGTGTATACCAATGCCAATAAGGACATTGAAAAGACAATGATTGAAGTAATACCAAACTTGAAGGATGTACAGCGAAAAGAAGTTATGAAATACTTGATGCTTATATGTGATGAAAAAGAACAGTCAGATGCAAACCTGATTGCTTTCAACAACGGTGTATATGACCTTGTGACCGGGGAACTGAAACCATTCAGCACAGACATTGTTATTACCAACAAGATTCCTTGGGACTACAAGCCGGATGCCTATTCTGAACTGGCAGACAGTACACTGAACAAGTTAGCGTGTGGTGATGCAGCAATCAGGGCGTTATTGGAAGAATGTATTGGTTACTGCTTTTACAGAAGAAATGAGTTAGGCAAGGCGTTCATTCTGACAGGTGACAAGTCCAACGGTAAAAGTACATTTTTGGATTGTGTCAAAGCAATCCTTGGTGATCGGAACATTTCAGCACTTGACCTGAAAGAGCTGGGTGACAGGTTCAATACTTCAATGATGTTCGGCAAACTGGCAAACATTGGTGATGATATTGGTGATGATTTCCTTCAAGGTTCACAGGTCAGCGTGTTCAAGAAAATAGTAACAGGTAACCGCATCAAGGCAGAGCGTAAAGGACAAGACCCGTTTGAGTTCAACCCATTTATCAAACTGTTATTCAGTGCTAATGATATTCCCCGTATGAAGGACAAGACCGGGGCGGTACTTAGGCGTTTGGTTATTATTCCATTCAATGCTACATTTACCCGTGCTGATCCTGATTTTGATGTGAATATCAAGTACAAACTGATTCAACAGGACAGTGTTGAATATTTGATACGTTTGGGAATTGCCGGATTGGATAGGGTAAGAAAAAACCAAGGGTTTACATTATCTGGTAAAGTTCAAGATCAGTTGGATGAATATGAAGAAGAAAACAATCCTATTGTCGGATTTATCAGAAGTACCGGGAAAGAAATGATAATAAATCAGCCTACTAATGAAGTATACAAGCGGTATCAGGTATTTATGGCAGACAATGGTTTTGCATTACCTGTCAGTAACATAGTTTTTTCAAAGTATATCAATAAGGCACTTGGTACAGAGATAAAGCAGAAGAAAATAAATGGTAAAAAATTTAATTTATTCATGGAAGTACAAGATTAGTACAAGTTAGTAAAGGTTATAGGTACAAGTTAAAAGCCTTGAAAAATAAGGCGGTACAAGTTGGTACAGGTAAAAAAATAGATTCTTTAATTTTTAATCATTTTCGAAAAAATGGGTAAGAGAAAAAAATAAAAAATATAGAGAATAGACAAGAAACTTGTACCTTGTACCAACCTGTACCAGTGAACAGAAAGGATTGAAGGAAGATGACAGGTGAACAGTTTATTGAAAAAGTTAGAGAAATCAAGGAAATATCAAGCATTGAATGGGATGTAAAGGGTGATAACTTAAATGCTGATGAAGTCCGGGTGAAGGTGGTAGCAGATAATGATGAATATAATTTGCTGCTTGGAAGTCCGGCATTACATGACAGTGCTGCAACATTGTTGTCTGATTCATGGGTGGAACGTGTCAGTTTCATTCTGTTGGTGAATAAACTGATGGAATTACAGGGAAGAACTGAAAGATTTGATGTGAATTGTGATTTGAATATCACGGATGTTGTCAAGTTTGCTATCAGATGCACCCGGAAGTGATACCGTAACCAATAAGGCGTTTTTCAAATACGAAAATGCATGAAAATGAATCAAAGTAACAGGGTTTTATATACGGTTTTGCCGTGAAAAAGTCCCTGAAACATAGGAAAACAAAGGCTTTTAGATATATGTACCCCCCTATACTGGGGGATGAAGGAAGGTAAACGATACATGAACAGGGTAGAGAAATTATTGATAAAAGCGCAAGAAATCAGTGAGATCAAAAGAAAAGAACGACTTAGGAACATGACAGATGAAGAATTAGACAATCGAATTGAACAACTTAGAACAGAGTTAGGCATTAGTAAAGAACAGTATGAATCACCGGGATTTCATAGTTGGCTGATGAATAAGGTGCAGCAGTTAAGGGGTGAATTAGATGAAAAAAATTGATAGATTGCTTATGAAAGCAAGAAAGGTAACTAATAGAATTAAAGTATTTCTTCCGTTTGTTGTACCTGACAAAGAAATTGCTGATAGGGTTTCAATGGAATTAGATGAATTTTGTGGTGATAAACCATATCATGCAGTAATAATTTACGGTGAAAATGAATTATCTGATGATGCTGATGGTGTGGCATACGATCATGTAGGTGATGATCTGAAAGAAGGTGAATAGAATGGCTAAAAGAAATTTGAAACTTGATACCCCGGACAATATCAGAAAAGCACTGGCAAAGGTTGCCAATATGACCTATAAAGGGGAAATTGATACCAAGACCGCTAACAGTATCACGGCAACGTGCAATGTGATTTTAAGCGGTATCAGGGTAGACGATCAGGAAAAGAAGATTGCAGAATTAGAACGTATTTTGAATGAAGATGATTGATGCGTTGGTGGCATCAGGGTGGCAAATGCTTGTTTTTAGGTGCTGCCGGATGACAAGAAACATAGGAAAATAGCGGTTTTGAATGGTTGGGGTTTCCCAATGGTTACATTGTGGAAATCCTGACAGGAAGGACAAGGTGAATGAATAGAAATACAAGAAATTTGCAGATTCTACGGGACAAGATAGGCATTGAACAGTTTAGGGTTATTGCTGAACTTCTGAACCAAGAACACCTGACCTTTGGTGACTATACCCGGAACGGGTTTGTTTCCAAGGAAGAACAGCGTGATGCAATTATGAAAGACTTCTATCATGGGTATTCTTGGGAACAACTACAAGACAAATATGGTCTGACTGTAAGTGCATTATATAAGATTACAGAAAAGAAAGCATAGAAATTATCACAGGAACAAAAACAACCGCTATATGACCCTTATATGAGGTCACAAGCGGTTGTTTTTATGTTCAGAAAGGCATAGCAAGACCCCCGCATAGAAAGGTGATACGGGGGTCTTGCTATTTGTTATTGCTATCACGTTTAGAACTAAGCAACTTCATACTTAGGCACTGCTACTATATCATATACGGCTGTTGCTGTCTATGGAAATTCTTAATAAAAATACTAAATATAGTATATATACATAGATATAAATACAATATATGGTAGAATTAAAGAAAACGAAAATTCAAGAAAGGAAGGATGAAAACAATGAGTAATATTACAGAACAGGAAAAGAAATTTGCTGATGCGTTTGTATATTTATTTTTTCATGCACCCGCAGTCATGCCGGGTATGAAAGAAGATGCAGCAGCCTATGCAGGGTATGATCTGCCGACAGACAGAAATGCAGCAGATACATTTGCAACTGCATTGTACCAAAAGCCAAGCATCAGGAAGTACATTGATGCAGAACTGGAACGATTCAGGGAAATCTTGTCTGACGATCAGAGCATGAACCTTTGGAAACACATTTCAGAGTTCAAGCCGGGTGAATCAACAAATGATGTGCTGTGTGGTGGTTGCATCATTCGCCATTAAAGAGAAAAGGAAGGAAACGGGAAATGTCAGAAAAACTATATGAAACATATGCTAAAAAGGTGCAGTTGCTTTTGCACAACAATGATCGAAAAAAGGAACTGACGGATATTGTTGATAATATGATGGCAGTTCGTAAGAATCCAAGATATTCAGATATTGGAAAAGAAGAACTGCTGAAAGATATGCGTGAAGAATTTGCCAATAAAAACAAGGCATGGACGGAAGCACTTAGGGAAGTCATTCAGGACTTTTGCAATAAGTACGGTGTGGAAGTTCCTGATGATGGTGAAAGTCATTCAGTAGAAGTTGCCAATGTGCTGAAAATCATTGATATGTGCGGTTTTGATTTAAGTGCGGATATTCTGAAAGCTGCACTTGAACCCGTGAAAAATTCAGGTACGGTGTTGAAAATGATTTCTGATGTAATGTATACAAGGGCAAAAAACAGTTCTATTGGTGGTTACTGTTACAAAAGTGAAGTGTTTGAATTGTTAGGTGATTATTTGGGTATGAACAATGAAATGCTTGCATATTCTGACACCTTGGAATCAATCACAGCGTTACTGACACGGGAAAGGCTGATTGATTATTCAATACAGGATGATTACCAGTATGGTGTGGAAAATGGCACACGTTTGGTGATTCAGGAAAATACACCATATTCAGTATATTGCCTTGGTGACAATATGATGAAGGTTGGAAAAATGCATGATGAAATCAAACAGACAGATACAAGATTCTTTAAATAAGCAGTTTCAAGGGTGCGGTGTGATGCTGCACCCTTATTTGTCAGAAAGGAATGTATGGATATAAGGGCAAAAAACTATTTACAGGAAGTGAGAGAATTGTATCTTGCTGCTGAACAAGATGAAGAAGTCGCACAAGGCTATTTGTTACTTGCGGAAAAATGCAAATTAAAAAAGTATATGGAATTATTAGAGAAAGCAAGGGACAAGGCAGATCAAAGTGCAGCAGTATACAATCAGCGAAAGCAAATTGTGATTGAACAGATAAAAGAACTCAAATATTCAGTGTTTGTTCATGTGCTTATGGGTATTTATGTTGATTTCAAAATGTTAAAAGAAATTGCATATGATGAACATATTTCATATCAGGAAGTACGGGGTATGCATGAGCCAGCACTAAAGTGTTTTGAAGAATTTCATTCAGATGCACTGGATGAATGGGAAAGGGGAAGGCATTGACGAAAAAAGAAAAACACATGATTGCGAAAAACTATTTGCAGCGTGGGCGTGATATACAAAGGCAGATCACACAGCTGTATGAAACCCGGTCAAATTTTATAGACAGGGCAACTTCAACAACTATGGCAATATCACCCGTTAAAGTTCAGACTTCACGTTCCGGGCAAATGTTGGAAAATGCAATCATTGGAATGGTTGACACAGAGGAAAAAATCAGAAATAAGATTGAAGAATTACAAGTGCAGCAATGGAATCTGCAAAAAGAAATTCAACGGGTGCATGATCTGCCATATAAACAAATGCTTTATAAGATATTTATTGAACGGAAGTCCTATGATGTGGCACGAAAAGAAGTCAATTTGAAACCGTTCAAGGGTCAGTATAACCGCAAATTTCTGTTGCGGGATGCTATTGATGCATTTGCGGACTGTCACCCGGAAATATTTGATAATACAGACGATTCAGCACAGGACAACCAATAATTGCTATATGGCGGTTATATGAGGTCAGAAAGGGGCAAGAAATGATGAAAACAGTACGTCATAACAGGAAAGAACTGAAACACATAGAAAACAGTTTGAAAAGAAATTCAGTGAATAAATCCGTCAAGGTGAACAATTTTCTTTTCATGGATAATCAGGAACGGTTTGAAAATGTGTGCCTTGGGTATTCAATTCAGGCTGAACGGCTGATGAAGGTAATACAGAAGGACACTGACGGGAAGATCACAAAGGACTGGGTGACACCTGAAAGAAAGATGACCATTGAACAAAGTTCAGTCATCATGGAAACAATTCAATTTCAACTGCTGAAATTGAAACAGGCAAGCGGAAAATATCACAAGCACATCAAAAATTCTGTTTACTGTCAGCAGTTATTAAGACCATATATCAGCAAATTACAGAAGATCATTGCAGAAGTTGATGCATTGATCGGAACAGGGGGACAAGCATGAACGGGAACATTGAAGTTGTGAATGAAAATCTTTGGTGTGTCAATCAGCATTATGTTCATGCCGGATATATCAAAGAACTGACCCTGTTACCGGGAACATCATTGGATAAAGAAATTTATCTGACTAATCAGGGTATTTTGGTTTTGAATACCGCTGCCCCGGCTTATGAAGTCACAAGAAAGATGCTGTTGCGTGTTATGGGGCATACAGATGAACAACTGGAATATGCACAACAGAAAATGCAGAAGGTGGAAAAGCCTGATGCCTATGTAAAAATGTATCTTAATGTGTTGGAGTGGGAAATAAAAAGAAGGTGTGTAAAGGCTGAATATATTGCAAGCCTTCCCAAGCCTACACTTTTAGATAAATTCAAAAGTAAAGCAAAGAAATTTTTAGAAAGAAGGTGAATGAATGTCATCCATTCAAACAGGTATTGTCTTACAGGATAATTTTTCTAATGTTGCACAGGGTGTTGTTGAATCTATGTATAACATGACTGCTGCTGCCTATGAAGCATCACAGGCTGTTAGTTCAAATGTTGACACAAGCAGTATTCAGGCAGCAACAGAAGAAATCAATCAAGCAACTGCTGCTATGGATGAACTTAATGCAGCAGCAAGCAGACCAACAGCATCAAGTGTTGCACAGCCTGTTGTGGATGGGGGAAACGGTCAGGTTATAAACGTGGATGTAAACCCGGTACTTCCTGACCCTTTGGTTGAAAATCCTGAACCTTTAACATTGGATATTCAGCCAAACGCACCCCCGACAGGTGAAATTGGTCAACGTATCGAAAATATCAGAAATCAACTGAATGATGTATTATCAATGCAACAGCAGATTGACCAAACTGCTGCAACGGTTGATGTATTGCCGGATGAAGTCACTAACAGAATGTCACGGGTAAATGCTCTTATAGAGCAGATACAAGCAAACCTTGCCTTTTCAGTAGAAAATCCTTTTGGTTTAGGTGGCAATGAAATTGAACAGCAACTTTCAGCAATAGAAAGATCACTGAATCAGGCTGTTACACAGCAGAATATGCTTAATAATGCTGTTGGAAATACTGGGGATAGCATCAATGATAATATTCACGAACAAGAACAATTCAATCAGGAAATTTCAGCCGGAACACAACAGGCAAATGAACTGACCAATACCATCAAACGGGCAGTTGCAGCCTATGTCAGTATTCAGTCAGTTGGGAAAGCACTGAACATTTCAGACGAACTTGTTCAGACAACATCCCGTTTGAACATGATGAATGACGGGGTTCAGACAACCGCTGAACTTGTCAACATGGTATATGCAGCAGCACAGGATGCAAGGGGTTCATTCAGTCAGATGGCTGATGTTGTTGCCCGTTTTGGTAACAATGCAAAGGATGCGTTCAGCAGTTCAGAAGAAGTTGTTGCTTTTGCTGATCTGATTCAAAAACAGATGACGATTGCCGGGGCAAGCACCCAAGAAGCAGCAAATGCAGAATTGCAGTTATCACAGGCACTTGGTTCAGGTGTCCTTCGTGGTGATGAATTGAACAGTATCTTTGAACAAGCACCTAACCTGATTCAGAACATTGCGGACTATCTTGATGTTCCAATCGGTAAGATCAGGGAAATGGCAGCGGATGGGGAACTTTCCGCTGATGTAGTCAAGGCAGCAATCTTTTCTGCTGCTGATGACATTAACAGCAAATTCAATGAAATGCCTATGACTTGGGGGCAGATGTGGCAGTCCATGCAGAATACCGCACTGATTGCTTTTCAACCTGTTCTTCAAAGGCTGAACGATTTAGCAAATAGTGAAGCATTTCAGACGTTCGTGCAAAATGCCGTTGAAGCAATGGCAACCCTTGCAAATATTGTATTAAACATCTTTGAACTTGTTGGAACAGTAGGCGGTTTCATTGCGGATAATTGGTCTGTTATCAGTCCAATCATTTACGGTGTCATTGCTGCATTGGCTGTATATGCAGCATACCTTGGCATTGTAAAGGCTATTGAACTTGCATCCGCTGCTGCAACAGCAATTCATACAGTGGCAATGTCTGCAAAAATCGGTGTTATGGCAGCACTTACTGGTCAGACAATGGCAGCAACTGCTGCACAGATGGGTTATAACGGTGCATTGTATGCGTGTCCTGTTGTTTGGATTATCGTGCTGATTATTGCATTGATTGCGGTAATTATGGCGGTATGTTCAGCAATAGCAAAGATGACAGGTATTGCAAATTCAGGGTTCGGTGTGATTACTGGTGGTGTGAACGTGGTGATTCAGTTCTTCAAGAACTTGGGTCTAACCGTGGCAAACATTGCCTTGGGTATTGGTAACGCCATTGCAGCACTTGCATCCAATATGATGACGGCATTTCACAATGCTATCTGCAACGTACAGTCATGGTTTTACAATCTGTTATCAACCGCCTGTTCAGTAATTGAAAATATAGCAGCAGCCTTGAACAAGTTGCCGTTTGTAAGTTTTGATTATTCAGGCATCAGTTCAGCAGCAGATGACTATGCAGCCAAGGCAAGTGAAGCAGCCGGAAACAAAGAGGACTACACCAGTATTTCAGATGCGTTCAATGAAGGTTTCACAACCTTTGATGCGTTTCAGGACGGTTGGGCATCAGATGCTTTCAATGCGGGTGCAGCTTGGGGTGACGGTGTTGCTGACAAGGTTTCAAATTTCAGTTTATCGGATGTATTCGGTCAGACTGATATTCCTAATGTGGGTGATTACACATCAGGGTTCAATGATGCAATAGCAAATTCAGGCGTGGGCGACAGCATTGGAAACATTGACGATAACACAGGCAAAATCAAGGATTCTTTGGAAGTATCAGAGGATGAATTGAAGTATTTGCGTGACATTGCAGAGCAAGAAGCAATTAACAGATTCACAACCGCAGAAGTAACTATCAACCAAACAAACAACAATAATGTTTCATCTGATACTGACCTTGATGGTTTTATCACTGCATTAGATGATGCAATGGGTGAAGCAATAGAATCTATAACGGAAGGGGCAAAATGAAAGATGGATGCAAATGGAATTGTAAAAAAAGTACATCAGGCAGCGATTGATGCCATGGAATCAACAAAACCCGTAAATGTGTATTTTGGTAAAGTGGTGAGTGCTTCACCGCTGAAAATCAATGTTGAACAGAAGATGATACTGGGTGAAAAACAGTTGATTCTTTCAAGGAATGTGACAGATTTCAAAACTAAGATAACGGCGGGGAACATTAAGAATTATTACTATACCGGGGATGTAAATTCAGGGACAGCACCAGTTTCCCCGTCACACGTTCATGCTGTCGGAACGATTGAAGTCACCGTACACAATGGCTTGGCAGTCGGTGATGGCGTCATTCTGATAAGACAGCAAGAAGGTCAGAAATTCATTGTTGTGGATAGGATAGGATAAAACACAGGAAATGCAAAAGTCCTTGGTGCAGATCAGGGACTTTTGTTTTGGCTTGAAAGATGATATTATTAAGGCAAATAAAAAAGGGGTGAAGTAATATGTCACAATCAATGCCGTCATTTTGGGATAGTCCTTTTTTTGTCCCTGAACCTGACAACTGGCATCTGACAGAGGATGCCCCGGAAGAATTAAAGAAAGAATTTACAGAGTATATGAAAGATGAAAAGGGTATCAAGGTCAGACAGTTGTTTTCAGAAGTTGATTTTCCACCTACAATGACACAATTTTTTGATTTAGACAGTGATGAACTACTGGATGAAAAGATTAGAGTGTTGACGGCGTTAAAAGATGGAAAGCAGATTGCAGATATTCCAAACTTTTATGATATTTTGGAATTATACCCCAAAAACGGGGAACATTGGGACTAAAAAGCACGGTCAAATAGCCGTGCTTTTAGTTTATCAAGTAATTCAACCAAGCGTTTATATAAGCGTTATATGAATCCCTGATATAATACTTTTACCCTGTCATATGGGGAAAATATTATTTTGGAGGTTTCAGAAGATGAAGAAAAAGAAGATTGTGGTCAGTGTGCTATTGGTATGCCTGTTGTGTGTGAATTTGGTGAGTATGGCAGTCAAAGCAGAAACAACATCAACTATTCATTCTGTATCAAGTTGGTATGATTTCAAGGATGCAGTACAGTATTCACAGGATGGTGATATAATTGTTGTTCATGGTGAAATTGATTTAGGTACTGATGTTAAAATCGGCAGCAGTTCCAAGCATTTGACCATAAAGAGAGGTTCAGCAGATAGCCGTATTGCTTTTGAATACATCAATGAAGCGGTAACGAATATAACATTTGATGGTGGTGGGATTGCTTCATCCTATTCTTGGATAACAAGCAAGTATGAAACAACTTTCACAAATTGCAAGTTCAATGATTTTGGAAATAGTGAAAATTATTCAAGTAGCGGGAGTGTTGGCGGTGCGGTAAAAATTCAGTCAGGTTCATGCGTGTTCAATGATTGTACTTTTGAAAACAGTTATGCCCTTGCGGGCGGTGCTATTGAAATACAGGGGGATTCACAGGTTGAAATCAATAACTGCAATATAAAAAATTGCGGTGCAGTTACTTGTGGCGGTGCTATTGATAACAGCTCGTATGCTGCAACCTGTACGATAACAGGCGGGACAATAACAGGAAACAAGGCGAATGACTTTGGTGGTGGTGTATCTAATGCCGGAAATACAATTATTACAGGAACAAAAGTGTATGCAAACAGTTCAGTGAATGGCGGTGCTGATATTGCAACCAAGGTTTCAGGTGTGACAACATTGACAGATACAGTTGAACAACTCAATGAACTGTTCAGTACGGACAATTTTGAAGTTGCCGGGTGGGTCTGTGATTATGATTTTGATGAAAATATTTATATTCCTGATGTAGACCCAACAAAGGAAAATGCGCTGCTGAAATTGGAATATTCAGAAAAGCAGCCGGAAACACCTGAACCAACAGACCCGGTTGACCCGTCAAAGCCTTCCGAACCGTCAACTGACCCGTCAACAGAGCCATCAACACCAACAGACACGGAAAAGCCGGATGAAACCGAACCCGGAACAGAACCAAGTGAAACACCTGAACCGACACAGCCGGGGAAAGAAGAACCTGATGGTAAAACAGATCAATCAAAATCTGATGATGCAACCAACACAGAAAATTCAGGCAATACAAAAACGGACACCACAAACACCAATACAAGCACTGTAAGCAGTGGGGACACGGTGAATAGCACCACAACCAATACTACAACCGATAATTCAAGCAGTCGGGTTGATAATTCAAAGGTAAATAGCACAGGTGACACCAGTACAACCACAACGACAAATACAACGAACAACTATTATCAGACAGAAACCGGGGACACATCACAGCCTGTTATTCAGGATAGCACCCCGCAGCATGAAAACAATACATATATTGTCTATCCAAACAGCAATGAAGTGGCTGCAAGTTCTGCCGGAATGGATGAAACGGTCAAGATTTCTGACCCGGTGCAGAATCTGAACATTGATGCAAAGGGTGTTGACTGTAAGATTGAAGTGGTAGATGGAAAATACAACATCAGCATCAATGTCGATCAACAGCAGACAGCGGTGGATGATTCTATAAAAGATAACAGTATGGATTGGTTGCAGATCATTCAAGTAGTGTTGTTGGTTGCCATTCTTATATGCCTTGTCAGAAAGCCTAAAGAACGCTAATGATAAAATATAGGGGTGTGGGGTAGAAATGCCCTATATAACGCTTATATGAGTTGTCAGCGGTATTGTAGCATGGTAAAATACAGGTGGTATGAAGGAATAAGCAAGGTCAAGGGTTCAGCGGTGGCAGTGCCACCATATTGCCACCGCCCCACAAGATACGCAGAGAACGGAAAAGATTTCTAATTCTGAACTTTTTGAAAAAGCCTGATTTTACAATGATTAAAAGAACTTTAGAGATATGTGGAGAGATAGAAAAAATGGTGTTTCAACGGACGTATCATGTGGAAACAGTGGCTCTGCTGACGAGAAAAGCCCCGTAAATCAAAGGTTTCCGCCGATTTGGGGCAAAAATGGATGTGTGTTTCAGTTTCCGCAGAATGGGTATGAGGGAATTGATTTACCTCAGGGATAAGATTTTCGGAATTATCAGTATACATTTTGGCAAAAGGAATACTTTTTCGCAAAAGAGAAGGAAGATGACGATATGAGAAGAAGAAAAGAAGAGTATAAGCAAAATAATTTCAATGGAAATGTGAATTTTACAGGAAAAACTCAAATTGCAGCAGGAGATATTATCAATAATATCTCGGAAGAGAAGCAAAAGACGGCAAATTATGATCCAGAACCAAAATGGCGTAGTCCATTTACTTTAGCTGTTTTAACATGGATTAGCACTATTATTGCAATTGTAGGAATATTTCCGTTTGCCAAAATAGTAAAAAGTATAGTTTGCTTTTTTAGAGGGATGAATGGAAATACAATAAGTTTAGATATGCAGAAATATTCTATTATTTTTATAATATTTGTATTTTTATTTTTAATCTTTTTTACACTTAGAAGAATTGCTAAAAAGCAAACGAGACATCCTTTGTTTTTCAATTTTGCAATTAGTGGTTATGGGAATAGATTGACCATAGAGAAAATACATATTGAAGGATGCCCTCAATGTGGGGGCAAAATGAAATATTATAATAAACCAGTGGAATGGAGAGAAATTCTTCGTAGTGATGGAAGCACGAAACGTGAAGTGACAAAAAGAATACCTGTGTTAGAATGTAAGCGAAATGCAGAACATTGGTATGCAGTTGATCCTGCCGAGGACAGGGTAAAGTAGTAACATTAAAAGGAATTTTCAAATGGTTAAGGTATTTACCCCACCCTTAAGTTAATAGTGTCACTTTCGCTATGCAGTATAAAATCAAAGTTCAGGGGAATATTGAAACCATTTGTCTGCTTTCAAAGAAACCTTGATTTTCTGCGGTTTGTTGGACATTAAGGAAAGAAAATGGACGTGTGTTTTGTAGTTCTTTGAATGAAACATTTGTATAATGAATCAGTGGGGTGGTGAGAGACTCTGCTGAATAATTGGCTTTTGCTAAAAGGTATCACTTTTGCGAAAATGTATGATACCCTCCGGCAGAAGCCTTTTTTATATAAAGATAACTTGACTTCTAAATCTTACTGATGTAATATTTGCGTGGATGTAACAGGCGCTCAAAAGGGAAATTTTTTTGTGTTGAAATCTTACACATGTAATAAAAGTAGGGCTGAGAGGATGGTTGTATTTAGAATGTTGATGTAAAAATTGTTCGTGGATTAGGAAGTAAAAGTTAAAAGAAGTTACAGAAGAAAGGAAGATTTTGGGATGAAACCAAAACGATGTATGATAATGGGTATAACTGCTTGCTTGATTATAGGAAGTATGATATTCATTAATGCCATTGGATGGATAGTGAGAAACAGAGAGACCGTGATGAAAAAGTTGTGGAGATAGAAATTGAGAGACTTCACGATTTTAAAAATCATCCATTTAAGGTTCAGACTGACAGTCAGATGAAGGAGCTGCAGGACAGCATCAGTAAATATGGAATACTAAATCCATTAATTGTCAGACCAAGGCCGGAAGGATTTTACAAGGTTATATCAGGATACCGAAGAAAGTATTCAGCTATGGAGCTCAAATACACAAAGCTAAGCAGAAGACTCTCCATGCAGGATGAAGCAGAGCAGAAAGAGGAAGTGAAGAAGGCAACGATTCTTACTTATTTCTATCCGGAGGTTACTGTGGAGAGGATGAGTTCTTATCGAAAGAAAGAAGACATTGATTGTTGATATTGGAAGCTGGACAATCGACATTATGCCGGTAATCAACAAGTCACCGGATGAATCAAAGTGTGTGACGATTCCAAAAGGTCTTATTACCTGTATCTAATCTAATACCCAATCGAATTTGTTAAGCAGACTGTGTAAATAAACATTTCACGTAGTCAAATAGCCACCAAATCCAGATTGATATGGTGGCTATTTGACTTTTAATTTTGAAATTAAGTATCAATTCACATCATTTTGTTCGTTTAAATACTTACTAATCTTATTATAATTATTTGACACAACATTATTAGAACAAAACATGCTTTGAAAATCTAAGATATATTCAATATTCATGGTTTGAATTTTGGGAAACAGATGTTTTAGCAATATCAAAATATTTTTTTGCCCCATACTGATATTATAGTTATTCTCAACTTCATTTATAGCTAATTCGAGCATAACAGCAGAAATATCAGGTAAATAACAATTCTGCAAAATTTCTATCCCTAAATTTCTGTAATAGCATATGGCATCATCATATTCCTTCGTTATTTCAACATATGCTAACCCACCCTTTAAATATATTTCCTGCAAAATATCAATTATAATTGTAACTGCTTTGTCAAATGTTTTATTATCCATAAACGATAACTCTTGCATTACCATTACTCCCTAATAATTGTATGATCTGGACGCGTGCCATAATCTTTACCATCCCAAGCCTGAATATTTGTGATTTCTATTTTTTTCCAATTTTTTACATAAATATTATATACAGGAGAAAATAATGGAGTCACATCTGTAAATGAAACAACCTTATTGTATTGTACTAACCCTTTATTATCAGTTATCTTTACTTTGCATGAAATTTTGTCTATTGTATCTATGCCTATGTTATGAGCAATTATCTTAATTTTATCACTACCAGAGGAACCTTCTACAACGGCTTCTACCACAAAGAAGTTAGGTATTCTCTCTTTTGAACTATCAAGAAACACACTTCGTTCACGTTCTTCGGCAGATATTACTGTTTCTTCTGAATCGCCAAGTGTTTCAGCATTGAGTTCTGCCGCATTAACGGTTATTCCAGTAAAACATATGAAACACAACATAATACCCATAACCATAAACAACTTTCTTTTTAATTCTAATAATTTTCTTTGCATAATAATGCCCTCCTTATAAATGTAAAATATGCCTTTATAATGAAAAATTTTTTATGGTATGTAAATATTCCTTGCAGAAAGTGACCAGTTTATGCAGAAAATGACCAATAACACAAAAATTCTTTTGAATCAAGCTGCTTGTATCAATGAAGCTGCATCTGGACGCTTCGATTGATACAACTGTAAGAGGGGTAGATGATGCATCGGGGCAGGTTCTTACAGGTTTCACAAATCTTGCAGAAGCGGCACAGTCTTTAGCAGAAGGTGCAACGGATCAGGAAGCATCGGTTGAGGAAATGCAGGAAACTATCAATGAACTTACGAGCGGAATAAAAACAACAGCAGAAGAATTGGGAACAGCTTACGATGAAGCCTATAAGTATGCGGAGAAAGCCACAACTTCATTGAGAGAAGTTGTGGATGGTATACAGGTGATTGCAGACAGTGCGAAAAAAATAAAAGAAATTTCCATTGAACAGGCAGACAGTATGGAACAGGTAGAGGCAACCGCAGAAAGAATTGCTGAAGTTGTTCAGAATAATTCGGCTGCGGCACAGGAAACATCAGCGACAAGTGAGGAACTTACAGCTCAGGCTACTACACTTAGTGGTATGGTTTCGGTATTCAAATTAAGACAATAAGAATAGACAGAGTTTTTTACTTTCTGCCCGGTTAATTTTTACTTATATGGTCATTTTCTGCAAAAATTGGTCATTTTCTGCAAAGAGTATTGAAAAACACCTTTCTTTAATGTAAAAAATGAGTAGAGATTAAAGACATATATGTCCAGGGAATATTAAATTCATTGAGAAAAGCTGTGGGTAGCATATACATGAGTGCAGATATTTTTAATTTGCAATAAATAAAGTGAAGACAGACTAGGAGGTTGTTTTATGTCAAAGATAACGGATTATGCTTTTTTATTTCAGAAATCATTTGGAACATCTGGGGTAAATGCAATAGGTAGTTTTCAGTTGTCTCAGTTGAATAGCAGTTCTGTTCAAGCACAATTAAAAGCTGCCGGAATTAACACGAACAGCAAACAATATAAATCCGCTGTAAAACAAATGATGTCCGCTGGAAATGGTGCAATGTATGGCAATATTCAGGGAATAAAAAATCTGATGAGTCATTATGATAAGGACGGAGATTATATTAATCCTGTAAATGGATTGGCGGGACTTTTAGTGACAGACGAAAATGAAAATTCGAGAAAACGGATCATATCAATTCCGGATAGCAGCAAAGAAGAAATGTATGAACTGACAAAAAAAGAATTCCTGCGTGAAAACGGTGTCCACAATGGGGATACAACAAAACGCACAGACGTATATAACAATTTGTATCGCAAAATGTCCAAAAAGGACAGGCTGGCTGCCGGGTACACCCTTGAAAAATATGAGAGAATTTACAGACAGGCATTTTATGATGCCGCAAAAAAGGCTGATTCTAACTGGGAAATTGGCAAGCCAATCAAAGATGGTGCATTAGATAGTGTTACAAGAGAATCTGTAGAAACTGAGAAATCTCTTACACAGTCAACAGTGGATACTAAAATTTGACATATGCTTTATATATTTTATCAGAGGAGGTTGAAAGTATGCAAAAAGTAGTAAAAAAATCATTTATGTCAGTAGTGGCATGTTTAATGGCTTGTATGATGTTTGCAATGCCAGTATTTGCAGCAAGCAATAACTTTAGTAAGACTACAGTTAAACTGAATGCAATAAATGGTGGCGAATCAAGAAAGAGTACATTATCTTCGGGAAGTGTAACTGGAAACAATCCATCAATTAGTAAGGTTCAGTTGTATTGTAATGTATCGTCTGGTTCAGATCCGTATACAATTTATGTATTAAGTCCTAAAGGAACAACTAGATCAATCACAGGACCATCAAAAAGTGGAACTATTACCATAACAGGGTTTGAAGGAGAAAATCCATCTGGTACTTGGACTATATGGATTAAAAACTCAGGTGTGTCATATAAGGGAAATATTTATCCGACATCGACGGTTACAATAACATTAAAGGTAGCGTATAGCTACTAG